GAAAAACAGGTATTTAGTATTCAAGAAGTACATGCGGTTGGTGTTCAACTGACCACCAATGCCGCCATCCAAGAACACATCGCAGTTAAAACCAGCGCCGAAGTATTTCAGGCTAGTGAAGCCAGCACCTGCCGAAGTCTCGCTAGAAATACGCTGAATTGCTTGCAGGCTTTCCAGATAGAAACGATAGTAGTTGTTACCTGCCACGATAATATCGGGGCGGTCAGCACCACGCACTAACTGAACTGCTACACGGTTCATATACGATTGAATGTTAGCAGCCGAAGCAGCAGCACCGCCATCGGTCGTAGCATCAAACGCAATGTTGCGCCAGAATGAGAAGTTGGCACGGTTAATACCGCCGTAGGTTCCAGAACCGGGCGAAGCAGAAACAGCCAGAGCCAAGCCAGTGATGTCCTTACCGCCGTTACCCGTGCCGTCGGAGTAAATACCAGCCGAGATGTCGTTCATCAGTTGGGCTTCGGCAACCTGAATGCGGCCTTCTAACAAGTCAATAATCTGTTCTTTACCGCTGTTTTGCAGCATTTCAAGGCCAGACATAGACACAGCGGCAGCGTATTGCTTAAGGTCAAACTGAGCGGCGCTAATCGGGCTGTTCGGGGTAATGTCAATAATGTCATACCCAGAAAACGAACCAGCGTTTTCAGTAGTGGTGTCGTTGTACATTACTTCTTGAAGAATGACGTTACCGCCAGAGAATAATTTCTGGTTGCCGCGTTCTTTCAGTTTATACAGTAATGCGTTGTTGTTGGTACAGTTGTCAGCCAGCGCACCAGAGCGCGACTGAATAGTGGTGGCGACAATGTCGCTTAAGTTGGCAAACGTAGCCATGACAATCCTTTCTGTTAAGAATCAAATTGCGCGGCGAGAATATCTCGCAGCGAACCTTTATTTCCGGGCTGAACCCCAGAGGAAGCAGGACTAGAGCCTTTTACACTCACTGCGGCGGTTCTCGCCTTTTGAGCTTGGGCTTGTTCTAGTGCTTTTTTCTGAGCTTCGGCGCGTTGCTGATCTAACAGGGATTGCCTGATGTCGGGACGCATCCAGACAGCCATTTCATACGCTTCTTGTAAATCCTTGGCGCTGCCGGTTTCCAGCAGAGTTGCCATTTCATTACGCACTGCGTCAAAGTGCGGGCGGTCAGGTGTAGCAAATGACGCCAACTGCTCGTGCGCCATTGCTTGTTCCTGTTGCCTAGCCTGATTTTGCCACATTTGTTGCTGATTACGCAACACCTGTAGCTCGTTCATTAAATATTGAGTTTGAGGGTCAACTTGGGGCGGTTCTTGAACCTGATTTAAGTCGATGTTGTATTCTTTTGCCAGTTGCGCAAAATACTGCGCCTTTGTCACTGGGTCTGACGTTCTCAGCGTCATGTCGGCACGCATCAAAGCATTTATGGCGGTCGGAGCATCCACGCCTAAACGCTGTAAATGTTGCTGATATGGCGCTATTACAGCATCATAAGCTTTCGCTCTTTCAGAATGGCTTTTGAACTCTGAAACGCCTTTGTGAAAGTCAGATTCGCGCCGTTCGGCTTCTTGGGTGAGTATTTTGATTTCCTCAGTCGTCAATGCCTCACCGCGGTCAGCCTTTAGGAAAGCTTCTTGTGCTGCAGGTTTCCAGCTTGACGGGGCTTTGCGCGGGGCGGGTTCTGGTTCCGGCGCGACTTCGGGTTCTTTCTTGGCAAACTTGCCATCCTCTGACCTGGCTCTCGGTTCTTGAGTTACTTCCGGGGTTGATTCCGGGGCAACCTCTGGCGCGACTTCGGCCTCTGTCGTTTCGTGTTGTTCGAGTGCGCTTTCTAGGGCTTCGGCTATGGTTTGCATAGTTTTTCCTTGGTTAATAACCTTTTGAGTTCAATACTTCGGCAATAGTCCTGCGCCGGGCTTCCCGGTCGTCACGGCGTTGCTGTTTCATGTGGTGGTCGATTTCGTTTCCGATTTCGATCAATCCGTGACGTTTTAGATGTTCACGGTGCTGGCTTCGGCTGGTAATCATCTCGCCAGTTGCTTGGCTTTGATAGGGCTGTATGTCCGGCATTATCATCGGCGCGGAATATTCTCTTGCGTAGAACTCTTCGGCGGGTATCAGTTCGCCGTTGTATTGTATGTATCTTTGTCTGGGCATAGTCTTAGGCTATCAATAATAGGGTTTCTATATCTTCTTCCTCTTGCGCGATTCTAATCTGTTGTATTTTTATTGCAACTAATATCTGTCTTGCTATGTTTTCTGCCAGTTTTTCGTTAATTTTGAGCGTTTCTGGCTGAATTTGTGCATATTTTGGTGCAACAGTTGCCGCTACCTCTATGGCTTGCTCAGGCTCTTCTTCAATAAACTCTATGACTTCTTCAAGCGTCGGGGTTTTGCGTTCCCACTGTTTTTTCCACTTTTTACGCCAAAAATCAGCGTAAACACCGCCAAAATCAAAGGTACTTATTGAACCCCAAGAATTACCCCACGCTTTACCCCATGAGTTGCCCCATGCCGAAGCCATTAAACGGGTCCCCACGGGTCAGAATCTGTGCCTTGCCCATCTACCGTGTAGCCATTAACCTTTCGGATGTCTGCCTGAATGGGTGCTGTTTGTGCCGCGGTCAGTGTGGCCGCCGCTATGTCCAGTTTGTCTTGTGCTGTCACACCTGAACCAGTCGCGTAAGGTACGACGTGCATGGGTGCCAAAAAGATAGTGCCGCCCGTTGTATCAATCAGTGAAATAGCTGTTCCGGTAGCAGCATCCACCATGTAGCCGCCCGTGATGGTCAGTGGTGCTGATGGGGAGCTAGTGTTTTTGATTTTCCATCCGCCCCTGAATACATAGTTCGCGGTATCTGTTGCGTTAATGATTCGGCCTTCGTCAATAATACCCGCCGCCGTAGCCAGCCAGTATGTCTCGTAGGCATATATTGAAGGCAGACTAATCGTTGACGTTGACACGTTAATCAGCATCGTCGGGTCATCAATGGTGATGCCCGTGACTGTTGAACCGTCTATTGCATTAGCCTGATAAACGGTATCGTCTTGCTGATTGAGTCGGTAAGACAATGCCGGGCTGGTCAGCGTCACCGTGCCGACTGCTTCATCGACAAACAGCTTAGCGCTAGCACCGGACTGATACGCTGCACGAACGCGAATATCACGGTCTGCAACATAAGCTACAGCGTCAGTCCAAGTATGCGGGTACGATGCCGGAACTCCAGCATACAGAGTCACCGGGCTGGCCGGGGTTGTAATGTCTTGAATCAGCAAGCGCGAACCAGCTACGCCATTGGTTACTGTAACCGATTGATAAACAGGCGGCGGCGAATTGTCCACCGTTAAACTTGGCCCAGAATTTACAAAACTCACGCCCGGATCAATCCGCACAGTCACAGGGCTGCCCGATGTGTTGACGAAGGTCAGCGTGCCGGTGATGGAATTGCCGCGCAAATCATAGGTGCCGCCAGCGGTGAAGGTAATGGTGGCCGTGCCGAAGGCTTGCGTGATGGTAGCGGGCGCATTGAAAACCACCGCACCAGACAAACGCGCCGTGCAGGAACCGCCATTGATAAAGCTGATGCTCCGTCCCGTGCCTAGCGTCAAATTGTTTCCAGCGCCAGTAAATGCCACACCATCAACGACAATGTTGTAGGCCGATGATAGGTTGGCCAGAGTGCCAGACAAATAAACAGGAACAGTAAGGTTGGCGGTCTGGCCAAGATTCCATTGCGAGTAGTCGTAGAACTCTGCAAAACTCCTGCTTACCGTCAGTGTGACGGTCTGGGTGCCGTGGTTAATTGCGATTCCGGTATAAGCCCCGACTGTGGTTTCGTTGCTCACGGTAATAACCGGGTCAACAGTCTGGAATACCGCGTTGTTATACAAGAACCCGTAGTGCCGTGCTGCCACGATAAACGGCGCAATAACCACCCCATCAAAATAATAATTGCCAGTGGTCGCTGCGCTTGTGCCAGTCACGGCCAGAGACAAATCACCCGTTAGTGTCGGTGTTACTGTCAGGCTGAAGTCATGCCAAGCATTAGCCGTAGCAGGGGCGGTAAAGGTTGCAGGGGTGCTGCCTTGTCCTGAGAGTGTCACCGATGGTGGCGTTGCCGTGCCATAGGTTGTATCAAAGCGAAGGCTGCCGCGCACCGTCACGGCTTGCCCAGCCGAAGCACCTGCAAGCAGGTAAGTCCGTCCATGCGCCACGTTAGCACGTTGCGGCTGAAAGCGAACAGAGGACGTGCTGCGCTTAGAGACGGCGTTGTCGCGGGCGATGAAACCGCGCGCGGTCTGGATTTCTTGAAGCGTCACGTCGGAATTTTTATTGACGAAAGAGAACTCGGCCAACGGGTTAGCTGGACCAGTCGTGAAGATTGAGCCGAACAACTGCATTGTCCCCACGGTCGAGTTGTTTATTACGCAAGTTTGCAACGCGAGCGACGTGGACAAAGTGCTGCCGATAAAGCCGGGGTTATTAGTGCCGAAGTTAGTGCCATTGACGATAATGCTTCCGGCGCCGGGCGCGGCAAACCGGTCGTAACGGTCTAGGTCGCCGTTGTTCCAAGTGATTGCGTTTCCGGGCGAGACGACAGATACGATTGTGGCGTTCCGCACCACCATGTCGTTTATTTGAATGCCCTGTCCGCCTTCACTGAAATTGGCTAAAAAAGATTGGTGGACATTAAGTGAGCAGCAGCTCCGGAAGCCTACGCCAATCGCATTTGATGCCGTGCGATAGGCCGAGCCAAAAGTTGTATTGGCACGAACCGCCACCACACATTCCAGAAACTCAAACTCGATGGCAGCAAAAGCCATTCCGAAGCCTTGCCCGGCACCGGATGTAATCGTCGGTAACGTCCCGTCTCGCCGCAGATTAGTCGCGGCGCATCGCTCAACTACGCCATCGCGAAAAACCGCGGTACTATTGGCAAAGTAGGTGGCGTTCCAGATTCCAAAAGCCGATTGGTCGCCTGTAGTACCACCGCCGTGGACGCTGACATTCTTGATGTCAATGCTGTTCGCTGGCATTCCTGTTCTAGGGGAGATGGAGAAAACGGCAAAATTAGCGGCGTTAAAATGTTCTATATAGACATTGCTCCAGACATTCGCTACCACCGCACCAGCAGCACGGTTATTCGTCCAAGCCGTCGCCACGGTAATGTCGTTACCGCTGATCGCGCTTATTTGCTTGGCTTCAACCTGAGTGCTGACGCTGTTCTGGTCTGCACTGATGATAATCCAGTCGTTCACCGCCCAGCCTGTGGCATCATCAACAGTAAAGGTAAGGGTGGTTCCACCCACCACGGCGGTCGTCGTCTTGGTATGCCGCCTCTTGTTCGCGCCGCGCATCCCGATGAGATTGAAGCGATTGGTGGTGCCAAGCCGAATATCGTACTTGTTGTTCGCCATCACGGCGCTGTAGTTGATGCGGATACCGGCAGTCACTCCGGCGGGGATAATGTCGCCTTCAATGCCCCAATCGAACTCGCCCGTCGTGGCGTTGGCAATAGTAGTCTTGAGCGTTAGTAGGCTATTAACTGTCCGGCTGGCTTTTAACCTACCGTTGATGACAAGTCCGCCCACCACATCGTTACCTACGATGTAGGTTCCGTCCACTGTGACAGTGTGACCAACAGCAATGGTGACGGTATCAAACTCTCCGGGAACTACCCCACCTACCCAAGTTCCTGTAGCGCTCCAAAGGCCGGTAGCGGCTGATGTAATTGCTGCCATTAGTCGTTTTCTTCTTCTACTTCGACTTCAATCATAGCCATTGTTTTACCGTCCGCGCCTCTTTCAAGTATGCGTTTTTTTGGTTTGTTCATTTTTGTAACCACATCGGCTAACATTTGAACGCCTTGCAAAGCCGCCATTTTTTGAACGTCTGCAATTTCACGCATTTGTTCTTCGACTTCTTGAAACTTTTGCTCGTTTCCGTCGCTCTCTCTGTTCACAGCGTTAATTTGCGCGATTTGTAGCTTAGTGTCTGCCTCAATCTGGGCTTTCATTTGTAAGCGTTGCGTCTCGGCTTCTTGTCTTAACTGTTCTCTGGCCGATTCGTATTCTTGGCGCATTTGCTCCAGTTCTTTAGCCTGCTGCGCCTTGAATTGCTCAATCTGTCCTTGAGTTTGTATTTTTGCCTGTTCTAACTGCATCTTGCTTTGTTCAACCTGCATCATGGCCTCGGCTTTCATCTGCTCCGGGTCTGGCTGCGGCTGTTCAGGTTGTTTCGGTGCGTTTAGTTTGGCCATTGCCTCATCAAAGGCAGCTTCCATCATCCTGCCGCCTTTGAATGCCCTAACTCCAAACATTAGCATCTCACCCATTAAAGGAGCGAGTTCTGGCACTTGTTGGGTTACGGGTAAGGCTCTGTCCATAAACTGCCCCACCGCGCCCAGAAACTCAATCCGGCTTTGTTTTTCGCTGGCTTCGTCCATCTCAACCAGTGAATCAGAGGCAACCTCAATCCTGAACCCTCTGGCTGGCTCAGACTTCAACAACATAATGGCCTGCTCTGCGTATTGAGCGTCCATTGTCCCCATGATT